CGTCGCCATTAAGCGACGTGTGCTCTTTTTGACGTGGAAGCTACGAAAGTGTCCGTTATGGTAAATAATAAGTAGTACGATACTGTCCATACCGTTAATTTTGTCTTTTTCTTAATTTTTGTTATTAAAATCCCAAAATTTTACGGTTTTTGATTATCCCTATATTCTTTAATTTTATTGAATTTGCTTTTATCTACGGATGTTTTAATTAGTAATTATTGCTGATCTGTGATGTATAAACCTCAGATATGACATAGTCACTTTTTCCCTTTTAGATTAACATCAGAATATTGTTTTGTATTTATGAACAAATATTTGTTATTCTCAACTATAATATTTTTATTCGATATTGAAGTTATGTATTGTGGCTCTATTTTAGAGCGTAATCCCTACATAATGAATTTATACCGATGCGAATATTGTTGTTTACACATTTATTTGTTTGTTTTTCTTAATTTTGTTCAGGTCTAAAAGAAGGATTTGTGGGCCACCTATGTGTAAAGTTAGATAGAATTTGACTCGTTCTTACTAACAAGGTATTTGAGAAGACATTATTACAAAGGCAAGGTCGCTTTAATGAACGTTATTATCATCTTAAAACGGAGTTTACAATGGCTTACTTTCCCCGATGAAATTCGGCGTCTGGTACCGCGAAACTGGTCCAACAGGTAGAATCACAATGCAACATAATGAGCAAACTGGCAATCTACCGCAGAGTCCGTCCCCGTCCACTAGTTCAGATGAATGTGCAGAAATAGCGCACCCGTTTGTTGGTAAAATTGAAAAGAAATCAACATTACGACGAGTTATCGATTCCGCCTTTCCAGGAATTAATGAAACAGCAGACTCTACAACCAAACTTACAACAGGTTTAACACATCTTTTACCACAACTTGAAAATTTTCTTCAAAATTCAAATTCGATGTCTTTAAATATGTCGCAAGCAACACAATCTATTCAACGTTTAATTGACGGTTTGAATGATATTGTTAAGGAAGTCCCTCTTTTGAAGGACTTTCAGAACAATGTTATTGATGCCGTTATTTTATTATTTGATATTCTTGTGGCTTATTTTCAGCGAAATTGGTTTGGTATTCCAACGATTGTTTATCGTTTATTTAATCTTTTTGGCTTAGCACGACCACTTATTGATGCATTTTTAGCACGTATTTCTCCTCTTTTCCGTTCGACAGAATCGAACCAGGACGTTGAAGAGGTAGTAGCACAAGCAGATTTTGATTTGTCATCAATTCTTAGTCTTGGTCTTGGACTTATTATAACACGTGAGATGCCGTCTGGACCACGTTTGCAAGAAGTTTTGAATAAGATGCGTTTAAAAGCTTTAATTGGGACCGAAGTTAAAACAGTAGTTGATATGATTTTTGGATTTTTGCGTTCTTTACCCGATGAGATGCAAGATTGGTTACAATATGTTATGCCCATTAAATGGTGGGTTAATCTTTTCAAACCAGGAATGCCTTATTTTTGTTGGATTGATGAAGTTGTTGCATTAGATACACATCAAACTCGACTTTTAGCAGCTTTTGACCGCCCCACCCAACAACGTATTACTGCAGCTTACAATCTTGGCGTTAAATTAGTTCAGGACGCTACATCAAAACAGGTTAGATTAAATCAAGTTTCACTTTTATTGAAGAAATATTTAGACAAGATAGAAGAACTTTATTCAGTCGTTGATGTTGCAGCTTCACAGAGGCAGTATCGACGTGAACCGTTTTCAATTTATTTATATGGTGAATCAGGAGTTGGTAAAACATTTTTAACTACGTCTATTCCAGCATTTTTGGCACGTACGCCTCATGGTCATAATAATTTAATGTATCAACGTAATTCAGCCATCGCATATTGGGATGGTTACACACAACAATTTGCAACCAATTTTGATGATTTTGCCCTTAGCCGTGAAACAAAAGTTGTACCAGGATCATTTGCTGAATGGGAAGCTTGTGTTAGTAACAATCAATACATTTTGCCAATGGCATCATTAGAAGATAAAGGTTTGCACTTTAATTCCCAAGTAGTTTTAGCAACTTCAAATCAAGGTTATCCAGTTCATAATGATTATCCAAATATTGAACCATTTTGGCGTCGTCGTCATTTGCTTGTTAAAGTTTCAGTATTACCAGAATATTGTAAGCCAGGAACGAATCAATTAGATCCAACTCGTATTGATCCTAATGACCATACTTTTCCATTTTGGGTTTTTGAAGAATATCACAATACATTACCAATTCGCGGGGTTTTAAATCGTTGGTGTTATGTAGAATTTAAAGAAGTACTACGTCAACGTTTTGATGCACATATTGCGAAAGAACAACAAGCACGTGCAGCTCACGAAATGATGGTTGAGGATATGGCAGCAGAATTTCAAGATGCAGAAGATGATGAGGAGGAAGTTCATGCTCAAGGTTTATTGGCTGATGCAATTTTATGTCCAGGTACTATTATTGGAATTTCAGGTCTTGTTGGACGTGGAGCTGGAATGCTTGCAGAAACAGCAGCTCGTAAATTTTATGCTGAATTGTTACGAATTGAAATGAGTGAACCAGTCCATGACATAGTGCGGAAAGTTTTGCGATGGGTTCCTATTGTTGCAACTGTTTGTGGAGCTCTTTCTATGTATTGCATTTTTCAACGATATTCGCAATATGAAGAACGTAAAGCAAATGATCTTGAAACTGATCGTATTATGAAACGAATGGCCACATTTGATCCAATGAGTTGTGTTGCTGAAGGAGTTTATGCAGGTTCTCCACATAAAAATTCGCCGGCAACTAAAACGTTGCGTCCTCAAAGAATTCCACAAGTTGTTAGAATAATGCCAGAGGGAGCAACAGATCCAAATGCTGTTGAGATTATGGAAAACATTGTTATTGGAAATATGGCTCGTATTGAAGTTGGACCTTTTAACAAAACTCAAGCTTTGTTTGTAAAAGGAACTTTGTTATTGGCACCGAGGCATGTTTTTCTTGATACTGATGGTGAAGTTTTTAAGACCCGCGTTGATATTATTGTGAAGACGGAGGGCCCTGAATTCCATGATATATTTGATGCTGATCGTTTTGTTGAATTTGAAGGAGATGTAGCATTTTATTGCATGAATATTAATACACGCACTTTTAAAGACATTTCGCATTTGTTTATAAAGGACAATTCACTTGATTTAAGATCACGATTTAATGGTCGCTTAGTTAAAATGTCATCACGCCGTTATATAATACCAGAGACGGTTATGGTTGAAGGAAACGTAAAGGCTGTTGGTTATAACCCTATTCCAGGGGCACCACCACCATCTGATCGTCGTTTCCATGTTATCTTCCGTGATCATCAATGTTGGCAATATAATGCAGTTACAACACCAGGAAACTGCGGAGCACCATTAATGGCATTTGAACCGAAAATGGAACGTAAATTAGTTGGTATACATGTTGGATCAAAGAATGCACATGCTATTCCAGATAATTATGATGATGATATAGCTTATACAGGATACGCAACCGTAGTTACTTCAGAGATGGTTTTAGAAGCACTTGAACATTTACCCCAATTAATTACACAAATACCAAAACCCATGGCTGGTCTTATTACTGATTTATCCACAGCACAAGTTTATCCTCAAGGAAATTTTTCGTATATGGGTGTTTTACCACAACCAATTTATTCATCATCACGTACTTGTTTGGAAAAGTCTTTTATTCATGGAGTTGTAGCTCAAACTTACCGTGGACCGAGTGTATTATCACCACGTGATCCACGGTTGGAGTTAGCAATAAATCCTATGGAGGAAGGAATTCGGAAATATGGTCAAATTTCACCTGTTATCGATGATCGAATTTTGTTACGTGTTCAGGAACATTTACATTCAATTTTTGCTGGTTTTAGTTGTCCTATACCAAAGGAAATCTTTTCAGAATTAATTTCAATTAATGGGCATCCAGAGAGTGAGTATGCTGAAGCACTTAATATGGATACAGCCCCTGGATGGCCTTATAGTCAAATGACTGAACGTTGTGGAAAAGGAAAGAAGTTTTTATTTGTTGAAGAGGATGGTTATTATAAAGTGAGCAATCCCGATTTACGGTTGCGCTTAGATTTTAGAGAGAAGTGTGCTTATTTAGGGCAGAGAGTCCCATCCTTGTGGGTTGATACAATGAAAGATGAATTACGTCCATTGCAGAAGGTGCGTGAAGGAAAAACGCGTATATTTACTCAACCGCCTGTCGATTATGTTATTTTTGCTAGACGGTTGTTAATGTCTTTTTCTACTGCTTTTTATGCGAATCGTTTACGTTTCTTTTCTATTGTTGGTATTTCCCCAGAAGCTGATGGTGCTTATGAATGGACACAATTGTATTTTAGGTTAACGCGCAATAGTCCAGTTGGTTTTGCAGGAGATTATTCAGGTTGGGATGGCACGATTGCACCTCAAGCTATCCAAATGACTTGTGACTTAATAAATGCTTGGTATAATGATGATATCAAATTTCAAAATGCACGCAAAGTATTATTTCATGAGTTGATTCACACTGTACAGGGATGTTCGAATATTGTATATATTTCACACCGAGGTAATCCATCAGGAAATCCACTCACTACACCACTTAACACAATAGTTGGAGCAATTTATTTACGAGTAGTTTGGTTAGAGTTAGCACCTCCAGAGTTTAATTCACTTGTTAGTTTTGATGAAAATGTTGTTGACGCCATTAATGGTGATGACAATCAAGTTTCAGTCAAGACTGACGTTTTACATTTCTTTAATCCACATGCTATTTCAGAATGCTTGCGAAAATATGGTATTACCTATACTTCAGCGTTGAAAGATGGAGAAGCAAAAATGGATAGTATTGATAATTTGACCATTTTGAAGCGCGGTTTTCGATTGGGAAGAGGAATTGAGAGATTGCCTACAATGGAAAAGCGCGTGGCTTATGACATGACGAATTGGGTTAGAAAAAGTGAAACTCCAGTGGGTTTGTGTTTGGATAATTGTAATGAAGGTTTGCGTTTTATGTTCTTTCATGGTAAGGAAGAATTTGATGTTTTACGTCGAAAGATTTTGGCAGCTATACCATTGAGATTACATTGTAAAATACATGATTATTCTTATTTTTATGGTTGGTGTTATAATGTGAATTGTCGCGAAAGTGCTTATTCTAGTGTGGCATGTCTTGAGGGAACGCGTAAGTATACCCAATTACTAGATGAACAGTGTGAAACGGCTTTGAACGTCCAGAATGGATTAGGATGCGAGTTCTCCGATCCTACTGCAATTGTTTCTCGCGCACTAACGGCCTTAGACGCCAATATGGAGAATTTACGAAAACAAAACGACTTGGCAACATGTGTCGCAATACATGAAGAAATTGAGCAAATTAATTCGCAATCATCACAACAATCAAATACGTTTAGGACAATGGAAAATACACAAGGTATCATTTCTTTGGCGCAACGAGATGAAGTAGTTCAAGATCCAACTTTGGGACAAAGTGTGGTTTCTCATCGCTTAACAACACCTGCGATAAAGGAGTCAACTTGGTCTTTGAGCGATATGACATCTCGTCGCGTTTTAGAGAATGTTTATGCATGGACAACAGCACATGCTATGCATACGGCTTTAGCAACATATCAATTGCCAATGGATGCAATTACAAGTGCTTTTCAAGCAGCAGCATTTGAACGATTTACGTATTATCATGGACCAACAGTTGCTTCAATCAAAATCAATGGAACACGTTTACATCAAGGGAATTTGATTATGTGGTTCGTACCTTTTATTCAAGATGCACAGGTTGTGCCGTGGCATGCAACATCATGGAGTGCAGTAACATCTTTAGCACATGTTATTGTGGATGCAGCTTCAAGTAATCCAGGAAAGTTGCGTATTCCATTTTACAATCCAAAATCATTCTTAACGTTGAATACCAATAGAGATCCTAAAATAGATTTCACGGGCACGCTTTACGTTTCAGTTTTTCAACCATTGGAAGCAGCAGGTTCAACAGCAACATCGATTAATTTCAATATTTGGTTTGAATTTCCAGAACATCAAGATTTTCAAGTGCCATTATATACGGCTGCAGTTTCACGTTTTTCTCGTGTCACAGCAAGAAGAACTCGTTACCAACCAGAAGTTGAATATGAAGAAGAAGAAGAGGTTTATGCACAAGGAAATACTATTACAAACATGACGAAAGTGACCAATCACGGAAAAATGAACGATTTGGCTTTACCAACATATACGGTGGGAGATGAGATCGGACATGGAGCACAAACAGATTTGCAAGCAAAAGTATCAACAATGGATAAGCCAGCATGGACTTTGAATCCAATTGCTGTTTATCGTTACCCATTTCAGAACCTTTGTAATACCGTAGGAACTGAGATGTGTAATCGACTTACATTAAATCAATCATCACAAGCAATTTGCATACCAGAGCATTTTAGTACAGAACAAGATGAAATGGAAATGAAATATTTGTTGACACGACCAACGTATGCGCATGAAGTTGATTGGGCAGCAGCAAATTTACCAGGTGCTGTCATTGATTATGGATTTATTGGACCGATGGGAAATAAAGTAGAGGGAGCAGATTTCCGTTTGATCGCACAACCGCTTACACCTTATGCTGTAGTACGACCAACATTATTTGATTACGTAGCAAAAGGATTCAAATTTTATACAGGAGGTTTCCGTATTCAAGTAAGAGCAGTTTGCACGCAGTTCAGCACAGGACACTTGTTTCTTGGGGTTCATTATGGTCAATTTGGTGGTTTAGCCGATGAACTGAGAGCAGGAACATCACAATATGGTATTGTTTTGGATTTGCAAAATGAAGATCGTGTTTGGACATTTGACATACCATATAAAGCACCAACACCATGGTTAGAAACGTATCATGGGGGAACTGGAACAGAACTTGTTGGTGGATTGGGACGATATTTTACAGGTATATGGTCGTTGCGTGTTTTGAATCAATTGGTTGCTCCAGATAACGCACCACCAAATGCACGCATTATAATATCTTATTGCGGATCAGATGATTTTCAAGTATATTATCCAGATGAGGTGAATACGACTTTACAACCACTTGCGATTTCAACAACCATAACCGACAGCGCTCAACAATATACTGAAATTGAAGAAATAAGCGCACAAATGGATGGAAAAGGATCAACGACGGCTGAAGGAGGAGATGATTCAGTACCAATGCCAACATTAGCTGATGATGCTGGTACAATATCTAACACGGTTGTTATATCACCAGAACCAGTTAAGAAAACCGAGAAGGATATGCATTTTCGAGAGCCATTTACACATTTGGGACAACTTTTGAAGAGATACGTGCCAATAAATAACCTTATTAGTAACACCGGAGTTTTGCTTTATGCAGCCTTGACAACATCAGATCTTAACCAGGGCTTTACAGAAGTTAATGTCGGACCAAATAATACAGCTTTTATTGGTTGGGTTGGTATACCAACAGTTCCTTTTGTTCCAACAACTTTAGGGGCAGGAACTTTTCCTGTTGGTACACTGGCCGTTCGCGGTAATTGTTCGCCAATGGCTTCATTTGGACTTATGTATGATTGGTATCGTGGTTCAAGGCGTTACAAATTTGTGTGGCCTTCGAGTTTTTCAAATTCTTCAGGGGTTAAAATTGATTGTTGTCAACGTGCACTCTTTTTCACCAGTAATGTGCATTCAAATGCTAATCCGGATCCATCAGGCTTAACTGTTGCAGCTTCAATGGTTAATTACGCATCTACGATTTTTGGTGTTGACAACAATGCTGCTTCATTTACACCAGCAGTAGGAAATTTGGGAATTGCATCACCGGCTTTAGCTATTAATATCTGTCCAGAAGGAGCAACATATAACGAAGTAGAAATTCCATTTACAACAATTTATAATCAGTTGAAAACTCCAACAGGAATTGCCTTTGCGCTTGATACACCAGAAGTGGTTACAGTTGGAACGTTGTGGGCTGCTTTTATTGGGATTTGTAGCAATGCAGATTTTACAACTTTGAAAACTGCTGGAGAATTGCCAATTAGTTATTCTGTTTATCATGCAGCAGGGGATGACTTTCGATATGGAACATTATTAGGACCACCTTTGTGTAGATGGGTTCCACGAACAACAGCAACGGCAAATTATCCACAAAGAGGAGATTTTTGGTCATTTTCGTTCGGGGATGCAGTTCCAAAGGTTCCAAAGCGACGCCCAGGAAATTTACAATTAAAACGAGGAGCATTAGATCAATCACCTGATGATTTTGAACAAATTACAGCACAAATGGTGATGAAAGATACACCAGCTTTGGCGAAAATGTTGATTCTTGGTCGCTTAATAACGATGGCGACAGGGTCGTTACGACAACATTTTTCAGCTGAAGTTTTGGAAAAACCACGGGAATGGGCTGATAGCGTAGCAGTTCGATTAGTTACGCAAGATGCAATTGATGGTCCTGAGGTGTGTGTGGCGAGAGAAGTGATTTGTGAGTTCCGTGGAGAAAACCGCGGTGTGAAACTGGATATGACGCGCATGGAAATCTTTTACGACGTTTTGCGTCGAAAATGGGTTGGAAATGTGCTATGGAAAGTAGAAACATCTTGTGGTTTTCTCCACGAAGCCGGCGAAACAGTTGATATTCATCACACATATGCATCGGGGCCAATACGAAAACTTATTCGCAAGAATTTGATCGATGGAATAATCCATAAGGCATATCAAATAGCTTTTGATATTTTGCGCAAAAATCAACCTCAGGTTGAAAGTAGCACAAAAGTTGTCATTTTGGAAGATTACATCGAACAAGTTTTTGCTCAAATGGATCGGGCACCAAAAGAAATAGATTGGAGAAAAGTGATTGAAGTTTGTGACCGTTATCAATCACATGAAAACATGAATGCAAAGGCAACATTGCATGAATTAACTCAATTAGATCCACCAATTATAGTAACGTGGGATGTTGCCGAATCATCTCAATCACCGATGAATCAACTCACGTCACGATTATACGAAGCAACATGCCTTATTAAAGTACCAGGCATGGAAATAATAAAAATAACCGGAGCATCAAGTAAGAAAGGAGCAATGGAAAACGCAAGTCGATTGGCTTTACTCGACTTTAAGGAATTCGCATTAGGAGCATATGCAAAACAACGTATGTGCAAATTAGAATGTATGAAGAAGGATTTTATACCAGAATTCCTAACAGGAATGGAATTTGCAAATTTGACCATTGCTGAACAACAACAATACCACAAGAGAACACCGTCTGTGGAAACTCAAACATCAGGAACCGAAATTTTAACGGTTGACGAACGTTTACAACGAATGGAAGAGAAATTGGATCGCATTATGGCGAAAATAGATCGCGCTTTAGAAATAATGGATGCGACAGGTGAAGAACTTAAGAACTAGTGACTTATTAGCAGTGTCCACTATGTCTTGAGATACCTCATATGAGTGTGGGGGGGGGCAGATTGCCATTTATGGCGTAGAACGTAAAGATCTGCATCAAAGCACTCCATTAGATAGACATTAGTGGTTCACATATGCTCATTGTGCCGTCGCGGTGAAACTCCGTGGCAATGGCCTGAATTGTGTTATTTTAGTTATTTAAGAAATAAATT